CGTCAATGTCAAAAGTTTGGTTAAGAAAAGCCATTAGATTATCCCTTTGTAATGGTGATTGAAGCCCGTCCGGGCTGGGTGGTAATGCCGTCAAGTAGCGGCCCGGTGATCGCTTTGTCTGCGCTTTTCCACGCTGACATATTGACCTCCGGCTTCCAACGGAACAGGCTCTGCAAATGATCTGTTAGCCCTTCTTCCGCTGCAATTTCTTGAATGCGTTCGCCGTTGACTTTACGGCTCATGCGTCCAGTGATTTTGATTTTATATCCTCCGTCCGTTTCAAAATTTTCAGTACCCTCCATATTTTCGGCAACGCCGATTAACGAAAGCAATTTGTCTTCTAGTTCGCGCCGACGTTCGGTAGCGACCTTTTCGGCTTGCTTCGCGTCAAGCCAGTTTTGGCTGAGATTTTCGAGGTCCATTATTTTGCTCCAAGTTTGGAAATGATCGCGCCAAGGTCTGCGCTCTCCCACTGATCCAGCTTGCCGCTGCGATCCTTGGCTTGCCATAGGCCGTCGCTGTCACACATCAGGCCGCGCTGCGATACGCCTTCGGCATCTTTCTCGACCCGCAGGGCCAGCATCAGATCAAAGAAGTACGGCAGCGATTGTCCGGTCTTGTTACCCGGCATCGATGGGCTGTAAAGCATTCGGCCCATTTCATCCTGTGACTTTTCCAGCTTGGCCGTCATCAGAACGTGCTTTGGCAAATCGCGGAATGACCGGATAGCCTCCGCCATAGTCGTCTGCATCTCACCATATGCCTGACGTGGGTCCTTGGCTTTGGACTTTTCATGTCCGAGGCAAACTTCAGCAATCTCGCTAATACTATCCAGCGCCACGCTGTCGTATGCTCTGGCCTCGTCGGAACCAGCCAGCCATGTATATGCCTCGCGCAGTTCGTCCATGCTGTTGACTGCAATAAACGGGATGTCTGACCCGGCGATAGAAAGCAGCCCGCCTTCCGCCGACAATATCACCGGCTTTGGCATGGTCGGGATAAGCGAGGTTTTACCTGCGCCCGCTTGGCCGTAGACCAGCAGCTTAATGCTGCTGGCCGATACGGTGTTGGTGTTTTGTAGATTGATAGCCATTTTTTATCTCCTGACGGTTTAATTATAGTAACGGTCGTCTTCGACCAGCGTTTGGGCGCAAACCAGATAATCCTCAATCAATCCGTCCAGATCGCCGCTGTCAAAAGTGTCAACAACGTAATTTCCAAATGATTTGAGCTCTGCCGCCGCTGCGGTATGGTTGAGGCGGCTTGCCATCGCGCTGATGGTAGCGCCAACGCCGGGAAGCACTGCGGATCGAGTCCAGCGTCCTGCCGGTACTTCGTCGCGAACCGTGCGGGCGATTGCAAGGGCGGCTTCCACAATCGCTTGGTCGTCGTACATTGCATCAAGGTCGTTCATGTCTTTTTCTCCTGCTTAATCGCGGTTGGGTTATCCGGTTGCGATTTTGTATTTACATATAAACACAGATTGCATTAGGGTGCAAACAGTTAATTTCACACAGGAGCAAAAAAAATGACAACGGACGAAGCTATTGCCTATTTTGGCGACCGCAAGAAAATGGCCGAGGCGCTCGGCATTGGGCTGCACGGCACCTATCGCTGGGGCGACCATCCGCCTAAACTGCGGCAGTTTGAGATTGAACGCTTGAGCGATGGGGAGTTGAAGGCGTCGTGAATATATTTTATTTAGACGAATGCCCTGTTAAATCCGCACAGGCGCAGTGCGACAAGCACGTTGTCAAAATGATTCTTGAAACAGCGCAGCTACTTAGCACCGCGCATCGTTTGCTAGATGGCGACGAATACGCAGATGAGGCTGGTTTATATAAAACCACGCATAAAAATCATCCAAGTGCCGTGTGGGTTCGGGAATGCGTTGCAAATTATCATTGGACGCACTTGCACCTGACTGCGCTTTGTGCGGAATACACTCGGCGTTACAACAAAACGCATAAAACCCAGCGTTTGCTTGCACCGCTGGCTGTTGCGCCGAGCGCCATATCGCCCAACGAGGCGTTGACCGATGTGCCGCAGTGTATGCCAGATGATTACAAATGCAGCGATAGCGTGGCTGCATATCGCAGCTACTATCAGCAAGATAAGCTATCCCAACCTTGGGCAAAATATGCCTACACGGAGGCACCCGCATGGGCGATGTAATGGAAACCCTCGACCAGCGCGAGCAACAATATGGTGATTACCGCGACGTTGCAAAAATTTCGCAGCTTATAAAAATGGCGCTGAGAGATGTTTGTGATACCGGAAGTTTGTCATATGACCAGCGCGAAAGCCTTGACATGATGGCGTCAAAAATGGCGCGGATTGTTTCCGGCGACCCGAACAACATTGACCACTGGCTTGATATTGAGGGCTACGCTAGGTTGGTGAGAAATATATTGGAACGAGCAAATGGCTGACATAAAAGACATATTCGGCGGGCCGTTTGTCCCGTCTAACAAACAGGTCGATCCACCTGAGTTGCAATTAGCTGACGCCATGCGATCCGCTGGGATTGAGCCGCCGCACAAGCTGGAAATTGACGGCCAGCTTCACCGCTTTAGTACCAAGGGCCGCAAACGCGACGATTCAGGCTGGTATATTGCGTTTCCAGATGAGCCGGTGGCTGGGCGTTTTGGGTGCTGGCGCGATCAGATTGACGCCGTATTTAAGGCCGAAATAGGCCGCGATTTGTCACCCGCTGAAAATATGGCAATTTTGCGGCGGCAGTCGGAGGCCAAGGCAGAGCGCGATCTGGCACGGCAGCGCAAGGCGGAAGTTGCAGCCGGCACTGTCGAGACAATTTGGCGGGATGCAATCGCCGCAAGCCCGGATCATCCGTATCTAAAGCGCAAGGGCATCAATCCCCACGGCGCACGATTGACCGGCGACGGTCGGTTAATTGTGCCGCTATACGCCGCAGACGGCGATCTGGCGTCCCTGCAATATATTTCAGAAGATGAAAAGCGTTATCATCCCGGCGGCACAACCAAGTCATGCTCATGGACATTGGGCGAGGTAACGCCGGGGCCGATATTTGTAGCCGAGGGCTACGCTACTGCCGCGACTATCCATGAAATATCCGGTCGGCCTTGCGTTATTGCCTACAGCGCGAATAACCTGCCGGAAATAGTCGGCCAGTTGCGCGATATACACGGCCAGACGCAGGAAATTGTAATAGTGGCAGATAATGACGCATCCGGCGTTGGCCGTAATAAGGCTGACGAGGCCAGCGCCAAGCACGGCGGTCGGATTGTAATGCCGCCGATTGAGGGCGATGCAAACGATTATCATCAATCGGGCGGCGATTTGGCAGGGTTGCTTTTTCCGCCCGCAGACGATTGGCTTGTCCCGGCCGATAGCTTTTCGGAACAGCCAGACCCGATCCGCTGGCAAATCAAAAGATGGCTGCAAAGTCAAGCCTTAATAATGGTTCACGGACCATCTGGCGGTGGCAAAACGTTTATGGTGCTGGATATGGTTCTATCGGTTGCCAGCAAGGGCGTTATATCTCAATGGTTTGGAAATAAGGTTCGCCACGGTACGGTGGTGTATCTGGCCGGTGAGGGCCATCACGGTCTTCGTGGTAGGGTAGCCGCATGGAAGCAGCACAAGGCCGTCAGCGGGCTGGATATGTGGCTTTCACGGCATGGTCTGGATTTAAACACCCCGCAGGGTTACCAGAAAACGGTAGACGCTATTCGGTCGCTGCCCAGTGTGCCAGAGATTATCGTGGTTGACACGCTGCACAGGTTTCTGGATGGCGACGAAAACAGCGCACAGGATGCTAAATCGATGCTGGATGCCTGTGGGGCGCTGATACATGAGTTCGGTTGCAGCGTGGTATTGGTACATCATACCGGCGTGTCAAACGAGGCACAGCACCGTGCGCGGGGCAGTAGCGCATGGCGCGGGGCGTTGGATATTGAGATCAGCGTGGTCCCCGGCGATACGATTGAGATCGTACAGCGTAAATCGAAGGATGCAGAGGAAGCCACGCCGGTATTTGCTGAGTTGCAGTCTGTGCCTATCAAGGGCTGGATGGATGAGGACGGCGACCAAGTGACCAGTGCGGTGCTGGTGGCCGGACAGGAGCCTGTCAAAGCAAAGAAAGACAGTCCAATCGTCAAACATCAAAAGATGTTTGAGAATGCGTGGTGGACATCCGGCGCAGAGGATATTGACGGCCAGCCATATCTGACCCGTGCGGCATTAGCTCGCAAACTTGAAAGCGATGGCATGGCTGACCGGACAGTACAAAATATGCTCAATCCGAGCTATGACAACAAACTTATCGGGGCGTTGCTTTTAGCAAATATGATCGAAAAGAAACATGACGGCTGGATCATAATTGATAAGGTTTGGGCATCCGCAATGGTTGTTTCACGTAATGCTTGAACAACTTTTGCGTGCTACCCCAAAAACCCCTAGGGTACTAAAAGGGTTTTTGGGGTACGAGGGGCAAAAAACCGCAGAAACGTGTACCCCAAAAACCCCCCCACCCTTTAGGGTGGGGGTTTGGGGGTACAACTGCGGGCTAGGGGTTTTTACACAAACATGGAAAGCAAAATGAAAGATTGGCCTGCGGATAAAAT